TATAGCTCCATCCTCAGAAAATATGCTGAAAAACAACGTATTTACGCGGATTGAAAATGGAGTAAAACGTACAAAATCCGAACACTGATTACAAGTGTTCGGATTTGCATTAACGAGTGGAGCTTGCAGAGTCGTACTCGAACTCCCGAGCCCATCGTGGTCGGCTGCTACATTATCCTGCCGATCGCCGTATAAACGCAAAAAGAGCCCCCAGCAGCTGCCGGGGGCTCTCGTCTTATGCCAGGATCTCGTTGACTCGTTTCAGCACGGCTGCAGCATCGCAGCCGGAGCTCTTCAGCTGGGCCGCGATGTCCTGGGCCAGCTTCTCCGCTGCCTTCTGTGCAGCGCACCGGGCATTGACAGCGTCCTGCACGGTTGCGTAGTCATAGCCCGCAGCGGTCAGGCGGTTCTTGCGTTCCTGGCCGTTGCCCCACTGGCCTGCCAGCACCTCGTCGACCAGCTCGTCCACGGTCTTCTGGGGCGGGTTGCTGGGCGTCACAGGAGCGCTGGGAGCGGCCTCCGCATCGTAGGCCGGGCGGCCGTAGCCGATGATCTTGCTGTCGTTCAGGGCATAGGAGCGGCGGGCCACACGGTCCGAAGTGTTCCCTTCGATGGTGTAAACGCGGGATCCGTCCGCCTTCTCCACAATGCCGGTGTGGCTGGAGCTGTTGATCGAATTTCCGAAGAAAATCTGATCGCCGGGCTCCGGGTTGCTGGTGTGGAACTGCCCCCGGTTCCGGTAGTAGCTGAGGGAGTAGGTGCAGCCAGCTCCGCAGCTCCGTTCAGGCTGGCAGAGCAGCCGCAGGGCGTTCTCGTAGCCGAAAGCGGTCAGGAAGCACCAGTCCACGAACATGTCGCACCAGGCGAAGCCATTCTTCTTTCCATTGTACCAGGCCGGGAACTTCTGATCGAAGTCTCGGGCGTACTTGGTGAAGTTCTCGTCGCCCGCGTTGGCGGTCTTATCGTCCAGCTGGCTGTTGGTCTCCTTCTCCAGGTAGCCGATCTCGCCAGCAGCGACGGCGACCACGGCCGAAGCATAGCAGCCCTTTCCGGGCTTGGCTTCGGGCTGAGGAGCTGCCCCGGTGTAGCCATTGAGGCCGCGCTCTTTGATCACGGCCTCGAAGTCCACGAAGGCGGTGTCCATGTCCACGTTGCCGCTGATCCCCGCCACGGCGCCCTTGCTGGAGCTCTGCCACATGTTGAAGCCGTGGCCGCTATAGGTGGGAGCGCTGGCCCACTGAGCGAGCCAAAAGTCGAAACGGGCCAGGACGCTCATGTCCAGCATATTCTTGGCCCAGTTTAGGTTGCAGTAGAAGCTCGCGTAGTAGCCCGCAGCTTCCAGCGCGGAGCAGAACGCCGTCACCATGGCGGTGAGAGTGTTCCGGCCGAGCCCAGCCTGGCTGTTGTCTTCGATGTCGAAGGCGATCGGGTAGAGGATCCGGCCCTTGTACTGGGCGAGCTGCTGGATCACGAACGCAGCCTCACGCTTGACGGCCTCGACGCTCAGGGCGTAGCTGTAGAAATAGCAGCCCACGGCGATCCCGTTCTTCAGGGCGCCCTCGACGTTCTTCTGGTAGTAGCTGTCCACGCCGCAGGCGGTTCCATCCTTGCTGCCATAGCCGAGCCGGACCATGGCGAACTTGACGCCATCCCTGGCCACTCTGGCCCAGTCGATCGAGCCCTGCCATTTTGACACATCAACGCCTTTGATTTTTACGCTCATAGCGCACCTCCTTTAGGTGAAAAAGTACGCCCCCAGCATAGAGCTGGGGGCGTGTAGTTTAGGCCTGCCCGGTTGGCGTCTCGCCGTCTGCCTTTTGCTTCAGGACCTCGATGGCTTTGACCAGCACGGCGGGAATGGGGGCGCCCATCAGTCCGGCGTTTTCGATGATCGAGATCGTTTCATTCGTGATGAAAGCGATGATCGCCGCGTCCCGGATGAAATTGGAGCCCATGATCAGATCCAGGCGGCAGGCCACCAGGACCACCAAAAGGGTCATGCCTTTACGGCAGAGGCCCTTCCACCCGGCGCGGCTCTCCAGCGTGCCGTTGTCGGTCTTCGGAGACTTATGGAACACGCCAGCGACGACGAGGCCGGTGACGTAGTCCACGGCCATGAAGATCATCAGCGTGGCCAGAGCGGTGTCCCAGCCGCCGAAGAGGGAAGCGATAAAGCTGCCCAGCAGCCCCACGGCTGTGCAAATTCCGTTTTTCATAGCAGTGTCCTCCTTTCTGTTGTATTAGTTCATCGGCTCGAAGTAGTTCAAGTCGGTGATCTCAGCAGGGGCGCCACTCTGGACGCAGACATAGAGCTGCCCCCCGTGGCTGTACCAGTAGTTGGCCCTGACGGTCATGCCGGGCGTCCACTGGATCGGGTTGTCCCCGGTGCCCTGGGCGTCGGGGTCCTCCACCATTTCCCAGGTGAAGCCGCTGTCGCCCCAGGCGTATTTCAGCGCCCACTTGAAGCCAGGCTTGTCCGGCAGGTCGGGCTTTTCCGGGGTCTCGATGGCGTCGATGAAGGCGTTCATCTTCTCGCCAGTCTCGGGCGTCAGCATCGCCTCCAGGGCGGCCATGCGCTTGTCGGCCTTTTTGACGTTTTCCTGGGTCTGGCGGTCTTTGAGTTCCTGGTCGCTCAGCTGGCGGAGCACAAACCAGTATTCCTTGTCATACTTCTGGATCTGCACGAGCTCCATGTTTTCGAGTTCCTGGACGCCGTCCGGGCCCTCGATCGTCACCTTGCTGAGGTTGTCTCTGAAGATGTCCTCGGTGATTTTCTTGGCGCTGATGTAGTTGTTGCCGTTGAGGGTGAGTCCCTCCAAGGCTGTCCCATTAGCCAGCGTAACCTTGAATGTCCTTTTTTCCATGTTGGTCTCCTTCCGAAAAGTTGATAATATAGCAGGCTCATGTTGCTGATCTGCTGCTTCGACATGCGCTTCCAGTTTCCACCCAGCCACGACTTGAAGGAGTTCTCCACGTCGGAATAGGTCATTTCTCCGGCGTCCAGCTTCCGCTTGTAGGCCTTCAGCTTGCGGCGTTCCCGGGTGACTGCCTTCGGGTGGATCTTCCGGATCACGCGCCCCGTGTCGGTCAGGGAATAGCCGATCTGCAAATAGCGGTAAAAACTGGACAGCTTGCAGATCCGCGTCTTCTTCTCGTTGATAATGATGCCGTATTCTTCGGCGATCTGCTTCACGCCTTCCAGTACAGTCAGAAGAAACTCTTTGCTGTTGCTGATGACGTGCGTGTCGTCGGTGTATCTGCCGAAGAGCTTGCAGCCCATCACAATCGAGATGTAGTTGTCTATCCGGTACGGATGAACGATCCCGACGTCCTGGGAGACTTGATTGCCGATGTCGACGCCCTTTTCCAGCATCTTCTCACCGGTCAGCTGCTCCGGATCTGTGAAGCGGTTCATCATCGGGTCGATCTTGCTGTGGTACATTTCCGCGATCTCTTCATCAGAGAAGCGGGAGACGTCCATCTCGAAGGTCCTGAAGATGTCCCGGATCAGCTCTATCGCCACCTGGGCGATGTCGGGGTCCTGCTCGCGCTGGATGAAGTAGTCGAGCGTGGACAGGATCGGCTTGTGCTGAATGTTGCCATAATAGCCAGAAAAGTCGATGAAAAGCACCCAGCCCTCATTGCTTCCGGTCATCATGTAGTAGTGGTGCAGGTCTTCCTCAAAGTGCCTCCGGTGGAAGCTGACGCCCTTGCCCTTCTGGCTGGCGCTGTTGGTGTAGGCCAGGTACTTCTGGATCGACGGGGTGATCACTTCGTCGCAGAGGAGATGATTGATCGCTTTGTCCCTCATGATGTTGCTGGTGATGTATCGGCTGTGGCCTCGTTCATTGATAGGGAATTTCTGGCCGGGTCCTGGGCGGTAGGCGCCGCGCATGAGCTCGTCCTGGAGCTTTGCCGTCTGGAGCAGCTGAGTCATCTCATGCAGTTGGGTCTTGTATTTGAAGCGGCTGCCCGTCATGGCTTTGGTGCCTGCCTCGTAGATCAAATTCGCATCATATAATTTATTCATAAAAATAAACCGCGCAATAGTGACAGCGATCGTAACCGGCCACGTCGCGGTTGGCATTTATCGGCTTAGCGGCCGAAGGGATGACTCTTCCTTTCCCATTGCCGTGCGCGGGATCCAGCCCGATAGTATGCACGGTTGTGAAATCCGGGCGGACGCCGATCGAGTTCGAGGCGTTCCAGTTGTTGGCATTGCCATTGTTGTTGACGTTGCAGAAGTTCGTCGCCGACTGAACAATATCAAGAGTCACCCGCTGCTTTGCGCTTTGATCCTTTCAGATGTTTCTTGAAGCGGTTGTCAGACTGCCGGAGGCTCTTGATGGTGTTGAACAGGTGCTCGATCTCCAGCACGATGCCGGTATACTTGTTTTTGTCTGCCGGAAGGACCTCGGCGATGTACTGAAGCTCGTCCTGGAGCATATTGCAGCACTCCAGCGCTTTGTCCCACTGCAGCCGTCTTTCCTCATACTCTGGCCAGTAGTCCGGCCAGATGGTGTTGGCGGCTCTCATGTGGACGCTGATGTCCTGGCAGAACGTGAGCACCCTGGCCCGCTCCTGCTGAATAAACCAGAGGTTGAAGTCCTCCTCTTGCTCGCGGATCTTCGCCGCCAGCTCTTCGCGCTCTTCGTCGTTTACCACATAGGCAGTCACGGCCTTGATATGTTTTTCAAACCGTTTCTGGCTGTAGCCGAAGGTCGCCATCAGCTCGGCGGTGATCCGCTTCCTGATGTTGTAGATCATGTGCTGAGCGCGGAGCGGTGACTCAGAGCGCTCGCTTTTTGGGATGTCTGACATGCTTCGTTATCTCCTTATCATCCCGGGCCGCAGGGGCCCGGGGATTGTCGATTAGTAGATCAGGAAAGCCGGGCGGACGCCGAGCGAGGTCGAGGCGGTCCAGGAGTAGGCAAAGCCAAGGTAGTTGACGAGGCAGAAGGTCGACGCCGACCGAACATCTCGCAGCCACCAGTTTTCTCTGTTCACGATCAGGTCCGGCCGGGCCCGGAACAGGGCCAGCTGGCTCTTGTCGATGCCGGTGTCGTAGCCGTTCTGAGCTCCGCCGCCCCAGGCGTAGGCGCCGTAGACCATGTGCTCATTCATGAGGTCGATCTGGCTGTCATACCACGCCCAGCCAGAGCTCGCGCCGTTGCTGACAGCATTGGCCAGCAGCTGCCGGTGGGTCAGGATGTGATCCGCGCCGAAGTCCTGCTTGATGGTGGCCAGAGCCGCAGCCAGGCCGGAGGTCTTCATCTTGCTGCCATAATAGGAGCCGGTCGTGACGTTGGTGTCGTTCATGACGCCGTTATAAAACGACCGGTCAGGAAAGACCAGCATGTGGTGCTGGGTGAGCTCAGTGTCTCCGCAGTGGAGCCGGTAGTCAGCATGGGCGGCCCAGTATTTCCGGCCGTTGATGGTCCAGTGGCCGCCAGTGCGGACCTTGTTAAAAGCCCCCGATCGGATGTCCTGGGACTGTTCTGCCGTAAAGCTGGTGCCCAGGTCGTAGTCCACAATGAGCGAGTTCGCTCTGGACGCGCCAGGCTTGGTGAGGATGTCGGTCAGAGTCTCCAGTGCGGTGATCGCCTCCGCGTTCGTCTTGGTGTCACCCAGCACCTCGTTGATGGCGGCGACCACGTTGGCCGTGTCCTTGGTCTCCAGCGCGCTCAGGTCGCCGGTGATGAAGGCCCCCAGTGCGGACAGCTTCAGAGCCTTGACGCCGGTGCCGTCCGCCAGACGGACCAGCACGATGTCGTTGCCGCTGGAGACTGCCTCGATCTGGGGCTCTTCATTGAAGCGCTTGCCGTTCTCGATGTTGATCTGCATGTTGTTTTCTCCCTTCTTATGCGTACTTATATTTCCAGTCGACCATGACAGCGTTGCCATCGTCGTCCAGGATCATGTTGCCATCGTCATCCAGCAGCGGCGCGAAGAAGTCGTTGTGGATGTTCATATATTCGAGCAGCGTGAGACGTTCGCCCTGCTCGTTCGTGATGTTGATCAGGCGCCCGGCGACGTCCTCGTCGAGGAGCCCCTGCACCTCCGCAAACCAGGCGTTGAAGGCGTTCTGGCTGGTCCGCTGGAACTCCTTCAGGGCCTCAGTGGTCTCGGTCAGGTCCGCGTTGCCCTTCGCCTCCAGCTGTTTGATGTACTCATTGATCGCCGTTGTGTAGGCGTCATAGGCCTGAGTGGCCATGCTCTGAAATAGGGCATAGCTGGCGTCCGACTTTTCCACAAACTCGGCGTAGAAGGCGTTAAACTGTTCATAGAAGACCTTCGTGTCAATGTGGTCGATCAGCTGGGTGATGAAGCCACAGACGGAGCTGTCCGCCCGGGTGTCTGTGATGGAGCTCTGGGTGATGACGCTCTGATTGGTGCCGATGTTGACCAGGGCCAGGCCCAGCTCATAATAGTCGCCGCTGGACGGCTGGAGGAGCTCAGGCGGGACCGGATTGGCCGCAGGCGTGCCAGTCTTGATGATGAGCTCGCAGAGGCGCTCCAGGTAATTGCAGCGAAGCACAACACGGTCGATCCGGCTGTACTGTGTAGGCGCTGCCGCGAGCGCGTAGGTCTCCTCCGCCCCATCATAGGCGAAGGCCCCGTTGATCAGGCCGAAGCCCGGGCGGATCTTCACGGTCAGGCCGGTGCTTCCGGCGATGACCTGAAAACAGTCCCCAGGCAGGGCCAGCACTCCGTTGGTGAGCAGCTTTGCGAACAGGAGCCGAAAGAGTTCCGACGTCTCTGCCCGGTCAAAGATTGGCATACCTTCGGAGTCGACTCCGGTGATCTCAGAGTCAAAATATCCGTATCTCATAGCCATAATTTACGATGCCTCCCTCTTTATGATCTTTGTGATAGACGTCGCCATATCGTTGCCGAAGACCACGCTGAGCGTCTGCTTGCTGCCTTCGTAGACCTCCTGGATCTCGGTGATCCGCTTGGTCGTTTCGATGCCGACGTCGGTGTAGCGGTAGGTGCAGAGGTCGCCCAGGTCGAAGTCTGTCATGTAGACCAGGTTGGCGTCCGGATCCACGTCGCTGTTGACCGTCTCCACTTTTTCATACTCCGCCAGTTTTTCCAGTCCGCGCTGCCGGAGCAGCTGCCGGTATTGTGCCTGGGTGTAGGTGTGCTCTTTGCCGCTGTCGTCCGTGTAGGTGCTCTGCAGGTCTCTCGCGTCCACATAGAGCTCCCGGCGCTCCTCGTCGGGGCTGCTCCGGATGTCTACCTCCACGATGATCCGGGCGGAGCCTTCGCCCTCCCCGGCCACATAGGCGAAGTTTTTGCACTCCGACTCGTCCCGGTCATAAACTGCATTTTTGACGTTGTAGAAACTGTCGGAGAAGATGGCCCAGCTGTTGACCTCTTGCGTATCGGTCCGATCTTTGCCCTGCCACACCATGAAGGAGAGGGTGTTGGCCTGGTAGTCATAGGCAAGCCGGTGGCTGAGCTCTTGGGTCTTTTCGATCTCGTAGAGCTTGTCGCCCAGCCGGTCGCCGGTAGCTGTGACGGTGGTGCTGCTGCCGACGCCAGAGAGCCCCCCGAGCTGTAGGTGCGCGATTTTACGGCCAGCGTCGGCCGGATTGATCGCGAACTTCTGGACCAGCTGGCGGCCGATGGCTTCCGGGGTGCCGGTGATGTTGACCTGGGTGTTCAGGACCCGATCGTTCAGCAGCTCCTCCGCAAAATAGCCCTTGCAGTAGGCCGTCCGGGCGCCCTTGGCGTCTCTGGCGAAGTTGACCTCGCGGATGACGCCGAGGTCGGTCCGGTCGCTTCGGTAGAGATAGCGGCCGACGTTCATGAGCTCGAAGAACTCGGCGGGGGTGTAGAGCTCAAAAAGCCCGGAGTCGTAGTAGCGCCGATCCCATATCAAAGTATTGAAGACGCTCACCACGCCGAGCGTGTCCATGTTTTTGTCAAGAATGATTAGCTGCATAAACTACACCCCCAGATACTTCGGAGTATAAAAGAGGTTGACGTCCAGGTTGGTGTAGTTCCCGTCCGCGTCATACTCCAGATAGTTGTCGCCCACGGCGAGCTGGAAGGGCTCGCTCTGGCGATCAATGCGCTGGTAGCAGTTGACGCCGTTCAGGGTGATGACCTGGTGCCGGTCGTTTGTGTCGATCAGCAGAACGTCGCCCTGCTGCATGACCACCTTGACCCTCATAAACTGGCCGGTGCCGGTATTGGTGATCTTCGGGTTGGTAACGCTGCCCCGGGTGGCGATGAACTGGATCTGGACGCCGGTCGGGACGTCGCCGTCATTAGAGAGGACGACTTCCTTGTGCAGTGTCCGGTAGCCCATTGTCATGCCGCCCAGCATCAGGCCCCGCGCCTTCGGCGGATAGTTCAGCTTGTCCGTGGCTCTGACCGGCAGCACCCTCCAGGGGAAGGCGAAGAGCGGCGAGATGTTGGCCATGTTCTTGCCGAAGTTGTCGACGTTCAGCATGTACGGATCCGGGCAGATCAGATCGACCAGGATCCGGAGCTTGTTGTCCATGTTCTGAGTCGTGCCGAAGGTCCAGCCCTCCAGCTCGTACTCGATGTTCCGGCTCACGCCCATGTTGGTGATCAGGGCGCGGCCGGTGTACTTCGGGTTGAAGAACTGGATCACGCGGGCCCGGTTCTCGGGGTTGTTTTTGTTGCTTCTGAAGCTGGCCTCGATGTGGATCGGGCGCGGCTTGATCTTCTTACCATCGACGGACGCCCCGTCCACCAGGGCGTTGTCCGACGTGCTGAGCTCCAGCTCGGAAGACTCCAGGCCCGTCACTTTGGTGATGTCGATGTCCTCGTTCGGGCCCATGCGGAGCGTCTTGCCGTTGCAGGTCAGCTCTATGGTGATTGTGTTTCGTGTCATTTCACACCTCCCACTATGTTCCGCAGCGCCTCGCGCTGGGCCTTGCTCACTTCGGAAGGCGTTGCCACGGGCACGTTGTAGGTGTTCTGCTGTTCCATGCGCTGGTCATAGTAGACGCTGGTGCCGGTCGTGGCCAGAGCTCTCGCACTCGCCGCGCCGGAAGCGTTCAGCCGCAGGGATCCAGCGGAGGCCGAGACAGCGGTCTGCATTTTTGCGACCATCTTTTTCGCCTGGACCTCCATGTCTTTGATGGCGTCAGGCATGGCCTTTTCAAAGCCTTCGCCGATGCCGGGCGGGAGCCAGCGGCCCACCTCGTCCCGGAACTCTGTCGACGGCGACTCGATGCCCAGCGCGTCCTTGGCCGCGTCCAGAAGGCTCGAAGCCAGGTTGGCGACCTTATTCTTCAGCCAGTCCCAGCCGGAACTGATGCCGTTCCAGAGCCCGCTGACGATATTGCTGCCGACTTCTTTGATCTTGTCGGGCAGAGACTTCAGCCCATTGACAACGGAGTCGAAGAGCTGCTTCGCAGCCGCCGCGCCCTTGCTGGCCAGCTCAGAGCCCCAGGAGACGACCTTCGAGGCCGCCTGGCTGAGATAGGTCCATACCTTCCCAGGGAGCTGCTGGAGAGTGCTGGCCACCTTGCTGAGCATGTTGCTCATGGCCGTGCTGGCGTTGGAGACCATCTGCTGGCCCCAGCTGATGACCTTGTTCACCGTGTTGACCAGGTGCGTCCAGACTTTTCCGGGAAGCTCCTGCACGATGCTGTTGATCTTGCTGAGCATGTTGCTCATGGCCGTCGAGGCGTTGCTGAGCATCTGCTGACCCCACTGGATCAGCTTGTTCACGGTATTGACCAGGTGCGTCCATACCTTCCCAGGGAGCTGCTGCACAATGCTGTTGATCTTGCTGAGCATGTTGCTCATGGCCTGCTGGGCCTGAGCGATCATATTGCCGCCCCATGTCAGCAGGTTGCTGAGGACCATCTGGAAGATCTCGGCCGCCTTGTCCTTCAGGGTGGCCAGCCCGTCGACGATTGCAGAGACGATCCGGGGAACGGCTTCGCCGAGCTTGGACAGCAGCTCCGGCACGGCAGCGGTGATCTGCCCCCAGAGGTTCTTCGCACATTCGAGGACCTGAGGAGCTGCCGCGACGAGTGCGTCAACGATGGCCACAATGATGTCAGGAATGGCCGCGACGAGCTGGACGATGATGTCGGGGACGGCCTCGACCAGAGCCATCAGGAGGTCGATCCCAGCCGCCAGAATATCGGGGGCGGAGGCGGCCAGTGTGTTCACGATCGAGGTCACGATCTCGGGCAGAGCAGCGACCAGCGACTTGATGACCACGGGCAGCGCGTCGACCAGAGCCATCAGCAGCTCGACCCCAGCCTCCAGGATCTTCGGGATGGAGGAGACCAGGAACTTGACGATCGAGTCGATGATCTTGGGCAGTGCCGCGACCAGAACGGGCAGGGCGTCGAGGATGCCCTGAGCCAGGCCGAGGATCAGCTCCAGCGCGCAGTCGAGGATCGCGGGCAGCTGGTCCAGGAGCGAGGTCACGACGTAGCTGATCAGCTCGACCAGCGCGGGCAGAAGCGACGGCAGCATGGAGCTGATGCCGTTCACGATGCCGATGAAAATTGTGACGAGAGCGTCCAGGAGAGAGCCCAGTCCGTCGCCTTCGATGAAGCCCGTGATCATCTGGACGACTTTGTCAGCCGTTCCGGCGAAGTCGAAGTCCAGGACCGTGTCCTGGAGCTGCTTCAGGACGCTCTGGCCTGCTGAGAGCACGGCCGGAACGATGGCAGCCACCAGACCCGGGATCTGTGCAATAATAGCGCCGCCGAGCGCAGGGAGCGTCTCAGCGAAGCGCGGAATGATCTCGGCGAGGTTCTTGACGATGTTGTCCGCCGCTGTGGCGAAGGCGTCCGCCAGCTGGTCCGCGTCGCCGGATCCGTTCATGAAGTTGTCCCAGGCGGCCTTGGCCGAAGCCATGGAGCCCTCCAGCGTGCTTGCGGCCTCTTTTGCCGTGGTGCCGGTAATCCCCATTTCCTCCTGGACCGCGTGGATCGCCTGGTAGACGTCGTTCAGGTTGTTGATGTCGTACTTGACGCCGGTCAGCTTTTCAGCATCAGCCAGGAGGCGCTCCATCTCGGTTTTGGTGCCACCATAGCCGAGCTTCAGGTTGTCCAGCATCGTGTAATTTTGTTTCGCGAAGCCCTGGTAGGCGTTCTGGATCATGTCCATGGACGTGCCCATCTTGTTCGCGTTGTCAGCCATGTCGATGATGGCCATGTCGGCCACCTTGGCCGCTTCCTCGGTGTTGCCGCCGAGGGACTGGAGCAGAGACGCCGAGAAGCTCGTGACCGTGCTCATGTAGTCATTGGCAGACATGCCCGCCGTTTGGTAGGCCCGATCTGCCGACGCGATGACCGCGTCAGCTGCATCGCCGAAGAGCGTCTCCACGCCTCCGACGTTCTGCTCCAGCTGCCCCACACTGTCGAGAGCTGACTTGCCGAGATTGGCCAGAGCATCGACCGCTCTGGTCATCATCTGGCCGGTGAACACGCCCAGCGCTTGCTGAGCGACGCTCGCAACCTTGCCCATGCCGGACTGTAGGCCGCCAGTGTCCAGGCTTGTATCAAATTTCAGAGTCCCGTCTGATGCCATGACCTTCTCCTCCTGTCAAAAGGACGGCAGGGTTGCCGCCGTTCATGAGTAGAGAGTTCAGGTCACTTTCAAGCTGCTGCCGGTCAGCTGACTGAGGGAGCGCATAGACGCGCTTCAGGTGCTCATAATGCTGCCGTTGCTCCTTGGACGCCTTGGCCGGGATCTTCATCGTGCGGTAGCCGATGATTTTGACCAGCTGGGTCTCTTCAGGGAGCGATCGAAAAAGCGCTCGAAACTGCCACCAGTGGAGGGGATGCCGCGCCAGATCCAGGCCATAGACCTGCATAAACGCGGAATAAATATAGTCGGCGTCGTACTCGTAGGAAAAAGGCGGATCCGTGTCGCTGCTGTCCGTGGCGTCGTCTTCCGTCGTCTCAGCGGGATCCGTGCCGCAGCGATAAAACCAGATCATTCTGCTGATCGCCTCGTCGAGCACGTCGCCATCGAAGACGACGCCCGGGAAGTAGAGATCCAGCGCGGTCCTGAGCTTCTCCAGGTCATCGAGCTGACCGTCTTGCAGGACTTCCTCGAACAGGATCCCCGTGCGGAAGTCCGTGGTGATCGGGACCAGCTGGCCCGCGATCTCGACCTCCTCAGGCAGGCCGTCGATCAGAAGGTTCAGTGTCTTTTACCCTTGCCGTGACCGTGCTGCTGGGAGACGAACTGCGCGGTCTGCACCTGCCGGGTGGCAGCCTGCTGGCGCTGGGTGTAGCGGTTGGTGAAGTCGTTGAGAGTCTTTCTCTCACTGGCAGCCCACTCGCTGACCTTCTCGACGGCCTTCAGGTGCTCCATGACGTTCATCTTGCCGTGGAAGAGCCTGTCGGCCGTTCCGGCGCCGAAAATCTCGTCAAAGCACACATTGACCACCTCACACTGGGCGCGGTAGTTGGCCGCAGCGCTCGGGAAGTTCTCGCGCTTCTTGGCCTGGGCCGTGTCGCGCATTTTGATCATGGACTGCTCAAACTTCTCCATGAAGTCCGCGTCCATCAGATCGCCTTCGAGTCTCACGTCGTTAATAATCAATTCCATTATTCTGTTGTCCTCCTCTGGTCGGTGCTATAAAAAGAGCACCAGCAGGCTGCACCGTTGCGCCTGCTGGTGCCTGGTCGCTCACTGCCCTCGCTGGGCCAGTAGTACGGAGCCAGTGTTTACTTGTTTACTCGCCGGGGGTGACAGGGGCGTCATACTTACCGGCAAAAGTGCCCGGCGTGAACTTCTTGCTCACGGTGTCGAACTTGCCCTGGATAGGATCGCCGACCGCGTGGAGCGTGCCGGAGACGCTGATCTTCTCGCCGCCTGCTCCGGAGTTGTCGCTGACCTCATTGGCAACGACGAACTGGCGGGCAGTGTACTCGGCCGAAGCATCGCTCGGGGAGCCGATCGGGTTGAAAAGCTCCACCCGGACGTATTTCAGCTGGGCGGCGTCGCCGGTGGCGTGATCGCGGCCCATCTTCCAGAGCTTGTAGATGGCCTTCTGAGAAGGGATCAGGCGGGACTCGTAGGAAAACTCGGTCTCGTAGCCGGTGATGTCGGTCGAGGCCGTGACCTCGTTGACATAGGTCTCGCTGTCGGTCTGAGCCCCGGGACTCTCGTCCAGGGTGGTGAAGCCGGTGCCCATGAGCTCATAGGTGCCATCGATCTCGGCGTAGTCCGCGATGGCGTTCCGGAGCAGAGCAGCGCGGCTCTCGTCGAAGAGCTGAAGGTTAAAAAATTTCTTTTTCATGCGCTTATGCCTCCTTGTGATAAATGAGTTCGATCTGTATCTGGTATCTGGCGTTCTGCATCGACTCGTCGAACATGTAGCCAGATGACAAAACAGCGAGCTGCTCTGGGTGCGTCCCCTCTGGGAGCTCCGGAAAGTTGCCCGCCGTGCTCTGGGCTTCCACCCAGGCCGCGAAGTCCTCATAGAAGGAACTGTTCGCGATATTTTGGAGCCGGTCCATCCCGTAATACTCGCGGCTGCCGAAGTTGAACTGATAGCGCCGGTCTGAGCTGCCGTCAATGTAGGTCTCGATCACGGGGTTGAAGATGCCGGTCTCGATGGTGTACTCTTGCGGCTGGTCGCCCAGGGCGTCCACGCGGAACACTCCGTCAGCCAGCAGGGGACAGTCCAGGAAGAAGGCAGTCACGCCCTCAATAATTGACTTGACCATGCTGGCCTCCTTTATTTACTGTTGATCAATCGCAAGAGCGCCGCCCGGTTGGCCGTCTTCATGCGTTCAAACCACATACCGCCGCGCCTCGGGTCGTAGGATCGGGTCTGGCTGGTATTGTAATACTGGGGCCGGGCGTATGGTGCGATGTACTGCACCTCGCCGGAGCCGATGACGGTGCCCAGAGTGCCTGAGCGTTCCAGTGCGCCGGTCCGTTTTGGGACCAGAGGCGCGCAGCGCCGGAGCACTTCGCTGTCGATGATCTCTTGTTTCTTGCTGAGGACGGCGTTCATCTTTGGGGCGCAGCCGTTGTTCCAGATCAGCTGGACTCGGCCGTTCCTTCCCTGAATGATGGCCCCCCTGGGGCTTCTGATCGGCTTAAATGCCATACTACTCACCCCCGATCCGCCAGTGCTTAACCGCTGCCGAGCCTCGGATCGTGTTGTCCGCGTATTCCTTCACGGTGATGACGTCCGTCAGGTTGGCAGCGGCCAGCTGCTTGACAGTGGCCTCGTCGACCGGATCCGCCAGAGAGGTCTCACATGCCAGGACGATGTCGCCCTTCTGAAGCGTCCAGTGTTGCCTGGCTTCCTCTTCTGTCATAGCCTTGAAGGCCTTCTCGCTTGCGTAGGTCCGGTCGCTCTGGGCCTTTGCGTTTATCGAGATCCGGAGCTTGTAGGTCAGACTTTCAGCGTGGGCCCCGTCCGTAGAATGGCCGGAGCTTTTCGACTCGTAGTAGGAGGCGCCGGAGATGCAGGTCGGAAGATAGACCTCACGCCGGTCAGCGCTCAGCCGCTTATTAAAGACCGTGATCGTGACTTGCACATACATGGCAGCACCCCACCTTTCTGCTGAGCCAGCCGGTCGGCAGCAGATAAAGCCGGACCGCCTCGGCGACCTTCTTCCGAAGTGCTGCCTCAGCGGTCTGACCATCCTGGGCTTCTGTCACATAGGTGACAGAGTAGCCGTCATTGCTCTCGCTCTTTACACCAGCGGACCCGCTGGCGCCGTCGTTTTGCTTGCTGTTGTAGACGACCTCTGCCGCAGCGCACACCGCGAGCTTCACGCGGTTGTCCTCTTTGGCGAAGATGTCCCCGTTGATGTAGGTGAGGTAGCTGATGGCCGCCTCAGCCTCCGCCTCGATTTTGGGGAAGTCGTCCTCGGGGATCAGGTTCCCGAAGGTTTTGCTGTAAAAGTCATAGGACACATACATCAGCCCTCACCCCCTTCATCCTTAGCCAGCCGCAGGAGTCAGGACGGCAAACGGGAAGCGCTTGGTCTTGTCCTTCTCCAGGGAGTTGACGGGGTTCGGGATCTCCCAGCCCATACGCATGACGGCACGAAGAGCGACCATGTCGTTCTGCATCAGGTTGTAGGCGATGGAGCCGTCAGTGTTCTGCACGACGCCCTCGGTGAACAGCTTGAAGGTGATGTCCTGGCGGATGCTGTAAACCAGCTGGGAGAAGTCGCCGGAGATCAGGAGCGCCTGGGTCTTGTCGAAGGCACCATTGCGCGGGAAGGTGATGGAAGAGCCGTCCAGGCTGTAGTTGCCCGCGCTCTGCATGGAGCTCAGGAAGAGCGGGCGGTTGTTGTTATCCTTCAGGCCGCGCAGCTTGGCGCGCATAGAGATGTCAGCAGCGTGGCCGCTCACGAAGTAGCCGGACTGCTCCACCTTGGAGATGACGCCGCTCTCACCGAGCAGATCGTTGAACAGATCAGCAGAGAGCGCCACGGAAGCGCCTGCCGTCTTAGCAGAAGGCACGAGGCCCTCACGCCAGTTGGCGGGCTTATCAGTGCCGAACAGGATGGCCGCGTCGATGACCTTGCCGAAAGCCTCCTGAATACGGGGCTTCACCTCGCCCCAGATGTCGTACTCGGAGTCGTCCAGAACGGCCTCAGGGATCGGGACGATGACCGCGATCTCCTCGGCGTAGATGACCTTCTTGTCCCAGGCCTGCTTCGTGGTCTTCTTCGCACCGGTGTCGCCGTTCACGAAGTACGCGATCGGCAGAGAGTCCAGCACAGGGAGCTTGCTCTGGGCGGCGGTCATGTTGGCCAGACGACGGCCCATGGAGAGGACAGCGGACTGCTCGATCGCGCCCTGGATGATCTCATTTGCACGATCCTCGGGGATCAGCGCGTCAGCGCCAGTGCGGTCAATGATCTGGGTGTCGCTGTCAAAAAGCTGAAGATTGAAAAATCTCTTTTTCATAGTGTTTTACCTCCGTAAAATGTTGATGTTAGCGGCGCGCTGCTCGACGGATGGCGTCATTGATGGCAGCATTGGCCCCTTGGCCAGAGCTTCCGCCCTGCCCGGAGCTGTCTGTGCCGGTCCTCACCTTGTAGGTGCTGCCTCCAGTCGTGAAGCGCGGGTTTTCCTTCAGATACTTGGCGACCGCCTTCTCGAAGTCCAGCTTGTCGTCTGCCTGCATGAGGGCGCTGACTTTGAACATGACGTAGTCAATGTCCTCCTCGCGGACGCCCTTGGCGCGGAGCGCGTTGCTGTTCTTCAGGGCCGCCAGCTCGGCGAGCGCGTCGTCGCGCTCTTTTGTGATGCTGTCGACGTTGGGCCTGCTTGCCGCCTGCTGGGCTTTATAGGCCGCGATGGCCTTGGACACTTCGTCCTCACTCATGCCCTGCTGCTTGAAGTAGGACGCGAGGGCGGCCTTTTCGGCGCGCTGTGCCCGGGCGTTCGCGATCTCTTCGGCCTGCTGGAAGCTGTAGGAGCCGCCCCCGCCGTTATGTCCGGCGCTTGATGCCTGGCCGCCGTCACCAGTCCCGGCTGCTCCGCCCTGGCCGCTGCCAGCGCCGCTCTGACCGCCGTCATCGAAGAGCTGAAGGTTGAAGCGTTTTCTCATAGTGTTATTCCTCCGTTTTTTATAGTGTGCGTGAACACGTTCCAGCTCATTGAGGCAGAGCCGTCCGGCCATAAAAAGAGCGCCCTGGCTGGGCGCTCAAATTATCAGTATTGTGTTGTCGTAGCTGTCCCGGATCCGGGTGATCCCGATGTACCAGGTGTCGATCAGGGCCTTGCCGAGGTCGTTGACTTCCTCCCACTCGATCCGGACGTCTCCCGGGTTATCGGTGGCCTTGATTTTCATGTCCGCGATGGCCCCCAACCCCTCGATCAGGGTGAGGGTGAGAGCGGAGACCGCCGCGCAGACGATGTTCTGGCCCGGCGCCTCGTTGTCGGTCCTGGGCGCGTGGCCCTGGACAGTAATGTGATGGAGATCGAGGTGTATTTTGACCATAGGCTCACACCTCGACCGGCTTCATGAGCGGCAGCTCTGCCAGATGCTCCGGAGGGAAGAACTCCGCCACGACGCCGTCTTCCTTGCTGACAGATACGGGCGCGATGTCCGGCTCCTCCTTCGTCTTGGCGTTGCGAAAACTGAAGACCCACTTGTCCGGGAGTTCGCTCGCTTCCGATATTTCAAGCCCGGCGCCCGTGTAGTCGAGCGCGGCCTTCTTTGCCTGTTCTATTGTGATCATATTATTCCTCCTTTGGCTTGGCGCATAGTTCTATACGGTCGGTAAAGTCCAGATTGTCGATCCGGACGAGCTCCGTCATGCCCGGCTTTATCATGCCCGCCGCAAAATAGCCCGAACAGTCCATGCTTCCGGACTGTGGATCCACGAAGACCGTCTGCCCGTCCACTTGCAGCGCATTGAACACATGACCGCCGCCAGACTTCCAGCGCACTCGGACGATGGCCCGGGCCCCATCACCCCAGCCGCGCATCTCCGACTCGATCGTGGCCCGGCACGCCTTTCCGGTGCTCTTGTGTACGCTGGTAACAGTGGCGCCGTCATAAACTGAGAGCCACCCCGTCTTTGCGTTCATGTAGGGGAGCTCGTCGACGCCGGTCAGTATGCGGGCCCGGGCTTCCACATCATAGCCCCGCATCCTCGCCTCGAAGGCGGAGACGCAGCGCTGGCAGTTTAGGGTCCATTCCTTTGTATAGAGCTTGAAGTTCGGGTTCGTCCCAGTCACGGCCTGCTGGGCCGTCATCGGGCTGCCCTTCTTCCAGTTTGCAGGCACTCCCGGATCTTTCTTTATTGTACCAGACGCCGGGGGCTTTTGTGAAGCTGCTTTTTGTGCTGCCCTTATATCAGCCTGGCGCTTCTTTTCCTGGCGTTCCTTCGCCTTGTTGATCTGCTCCGCCTGCCACTTTGCGTAGGTCTGAGGGCTGGGAGCGATCCGGCCACGGGTCCGCCCCGTGTAGATCCTCTCGGTCTGCTCCGGCAGGCCCATCGCCTTGCTGAAGCGCTTGTACTCGTCCAGCTGTGCCTGGTATTTGCACTGGGCGGTCGTGATGTCTTCCGGATCAGCTCCTCCAGTCCGAAGAAGCTGCACCTGCTCACGCCTGGCCCTCATGGCGGTCTCCATTTGCCGCTGCTTCTGGGTGGCCTCGTAGGTCGTGTACTCTTTGCCCCGGAAGCGCTTCGGCGTGGCTTCGCGAGCGTTTTGCTCTGCCAGCCATTCGTCCGTATAGAGCCGCTCGCTGATGCCAGGGATAAAGGGGTAGTAGGTGTGGCGGCAATTCCAGCCCAGGAGCCCCGGGCCGGTGCCCAGGCCGCACTTGGTCGTCAACTCCGCCTTGGTGTAGACCTTGCCCTGCCAGGCCGCGTGATCCGGCCGAGCGCCCGCGTGCCATGTCACCTCGAAGTATTGAGTCCCGAGGCGCTGGGCGTTCATGTCCGTGACCCGCCCAGCCAGCTGACCGAAGCCAGTCAGCAGCGCCCGCCTGACCGCGACGTCGATCCGGTTGTGCCAGCCGCTCGCGTAGTCGATGCCGTAGTCGCTGCCGCCGTCGCGGAAGGCGTGGTCGGTTCTCAGCCCGGAGGCGGTCATCTGGCCGACCATTTTCCGGATCAGCGTGTTGTAGTCATAGGCCCCGTTGGCCATGCCGGTGATGGCCTGGTCGAGGTAGCCGTTGTAAACGTCGGCCAGCGGCGTGAACACTTTGCCGCCGTGTCCGTTGTCTATCATGAAGCCCATCGACTTCGTGATGTTGTAGAGCTCCTCGCTGGACTGATCAACGAGGGCGTTGGTGATCTGCTGGAGCTCTGGGTTCTGCTCGTAGGGGATGAACTCCTTCCCGACCTGCTCGTAAAGGCTCCGGTCGCGGGTGTATTCCCGCTCGATGACCTCAGCATAGAGCCTCCGGACCTCTGCCTCGTTCCCGCCCACGGCCTTCCGGATCAGGTCCTCGATGTCCTGGGTGCTGTTGCCCAGAATGATGAGGCGCTGGATCTGCCAGTCAGCTGAGTCGGTAATGGTCCCGGCCTTCTGGATCCTCCGGACGATGTCGTCCATGATGTCCTGCTCCAGCTGCCGGTATTTCTTTTCTATGCCAGCCGCCAGTAGGCTGTGGTAGCTCTCGTCCATAATATCACATCAGGATCCCGCCAGACTGGTCCGGGAGCCTCTGCTCGGCGACCTCTTCGGTCTCGCCGTACCACTTGGCGCGGTATTCTTGCAGGCTCATGGCCCCCATCGCGACGTCCTGGCGGTCCTCCTGCCTCTCTGTCTGTTTGTCTTCGATGATCGAGTCGTCGAAGTCGATGGTGATGTCAGTCTCCAGCACCAGCCCGGCGACGTTGGCCGTCTGGCCCAGGCGGATGATGCAGCGGATCAGGTCCTTCAGAGCGTCGCCCAGGATGATCTCATGCTTCTGGATCGTCCGGTACATGTCAGAGTTTTCGCTGATGACCTGGGTGGCCGTTACAACCGACCCACGCTCAAAGCGATAATACTGGGTGCCGAAGCCGCACTTGAAGCTCAGCAGGTTCAGATCGTTGTTGATGGCCTGCTCATGCTCTTGGATCCTGAGGGTCGGGTTGACCTCGTGCATGGCTTCCTTGGTGTCCTTGAAATAGTCCTCCGGCAGCTGATAGAAGACCGAATCGTGAGGATCGAAGACCGGGGCGCCGTCCACATTGGTCAGCATCTCCGGCGCGACGAAGATCCGCTTCCGGCCCAGGGCGAACTCATTGGCATAGCTGTCATACTCCAGGTCGATCTTGGCCAGGACGTCGACGCTGTTGGCGAAGAGCGAGATCCCCATCGGGTTCGAGTCGTCCTCGTCGACATTGTTGGCAATGTTCAGCTTGTCGATGACAAACTGGGGCTGGTCGGATCCGGTCTCTACACGGGCGGCCAGGCCCTCAAAGTGCGGGATATGGTTCCATTCCTCAGGAGTCAGCTCACGACCCGCTCCAGACGTGCAGAGGACCACACTGTTCTCGATGACATACTGGAAGCCCAGCGACTCGCCGGTCGCTTCGTCCTTCCAGGGCTCGAGCTTGTGGTGCTGGAACTGGGCGTACTTTTTCCGCTTGTAGGTCTTCTCAAAGACGAAAATGACCTCCGTGATCCGGGAGTTTTCCCAGGCAGTCGGGAAGATATTCTTCGCCACGACATAGTCCAGTTTTACCTCAGCACTGACCACACGGCCCTGGTCGTCGATCTCCATGTTGGTCAGATACGGGACGTAGGCCACGGTGCCGCAGGCCGCTTTCCGTTCCTGGTATTCGTTGCCCTGCACGGTAAAGTTGGCCGCCTCCAGCACGCTCTCGACGAAGGCCGCCGTGGCCTCGTCTTTGATCGTGATCTTGACCTTCTCATTCAGCAGCAGGTCGCTGATGTCCTCGCAGAGCTTCTTCGCCATGCTGAGGCTCTTCCGCTGACAGCGCTCGTAATTGCTGGCGCCGTGATAGACCCGGTACTGGTGGAAGTTCCGCACGTTGGACCTGTACCAGCTGTCCCAGATATTGATTTTACTGTAGAAGGTGCTGTCGATGGTGTCGATGCCCTTCTTTTTGAAATATTCAAATACGTTCATACCTTGCTGCCTCCATGTCTGCATCGCGGAGCATTTCCGCGTCCTTCTTCGGTGCTGCTATGTCCAGATCTTCCAGATCGTCCTTGTCCTGCACGGGGAGGAAACGCTTCAGCTTCGACCAGAGCCCCATCACCAGGTAGCGGAGGGCGTCCATGCAGTGATCTGACAGCTTGACCGGCTTCTCCAGGCCTCGCTCGATGCTCTTCTTGTCGTACTCGTAGAGCCCGAACTCCTCCCGGGCGTGCTCTTGCTTCGGGTCAATGCTGAGCATGTCGAAGGTGAGGAGCTTCTGCACCCTGGAAATACCCAGGGCGACGTCGTTCTCGGCGTCCCGGATCAGGACCGTGTAGGGAGCCTCTCGGACGGCCCGCTTGATTTCTTCCATCAGGCCCTTGGCTGAGGGGTCGATGTAGGTATAGAAGAGGCCGCAGCTATAGCACTCGTGGAGATCATCCAGGAAGCCCACGAAGTCCTTGGCGTAGTCGCTCGGGCTCTTCTGGGATCCGGTCTCTCGGCCGCTGTGATAATACTCCGCCAGGCCCTCCAGCTTGCGCTTGGCCACGTTCAGCCCGGCCGCCTGGTAGGTGGTCGCGTTTTGCTGGCCATAGTCAACGCCCACGCCGATGATCTGGAAGGCGTCCTCCTCAGTCCGGCCGACGTGCCGGTCGCTGAACATGTAATAGATCAGCTCGTCGACGCCGATGGACTGCCCCAGCCAGAGCCAGCGCCACTGGCGCTCGTCTACCTGGTGGAGGATCTCCGCCGACTCCAGCAGCTTCCGGCCGATCCACTCGGGCGGCACGTCTCTGTAGTCCACATGAACGTGAACGCAGTCCGGGCGCTGCTCCATCTTGCGGGTCCAGGTGACGACCGGCGCGTTGGGGTTCTTCGGGGGGTTGTATAGGTAGAGCATCTGGAAGCCCTCGTCGTTCCCTCTGATGAAGGTCGCCTCGATGTTCTGAAGCTCGTCCTCACCTTCGCCCTGCTCGAAAAACTCATTGACCTCGTCGATCAGCACCAGTTTGATCGGCTTGCTCTCGTCGATGATGCCCTTGGTGTCGTCGATGTTGTCGGAGCCGGTGAAGTATATCGTGTTCCCGTTCTCCAGGAAGGTGATCTCCATCGGGCTCACGGTTATCTTGAAGAGGCGCTCGTCCAGGCCCAGCCTTTTGATCGCCCGCTTGATTTCTTTGTAGACTGTTTTCCGGAGCTTGTTATGCCGTTTTCGGATGACGACCGCGCTGCCGTCAACGTCCTGCACGATCTTGAAGACCGTCTCAATGGCTGCCTCGCTGGACTTGGTGCCAGCTCGTCCAGAGGTCAGGATCTTGTGGGTGTGCGTGTCATCGTTGAACACGTCCCAGAACTTCTCAATTATGAGGTCACTGATCCGGACCTGGTCCTCGTTTTGTGTCATTGATGATCGTCACCTTCCTCACCTCGCCAGAGCCTTCCCCGAGCTTAGCCCGCAGCAGAGAGAGCCGGAGCTTCTGCTCCTCGGTGGCTTCCTCGCCGGTGGCCCGCAGCATGTCATCGTACTGCTTGATCAGGCCCCTGAGGGAGTCCATCGCCCGGGCCTGAGCCTTCATGAAGTTGGCCTGCTTATCCCAGGCCTCCTGCACCTCCCAGCGCTCGCCGATGACGTTGCCGTCTTTCTCCTCCACCTTCTCGACCGTCTTGTCGTTCTGGTCCTTGACATAGGCGATCTTCTGGGCCCTCACGATGGCCGCGAAGGCCAGCTGGATCTGAGCCCAGAGAAGATCCAGGGGAGAGGAGTCAGCGGTCAGGCCGACCAGCTCCAGCGTCTCCTCCGGTAAATAGCGGGAGAAGAAGCCAAACTTCTCCGCGTGTTTATTTCCAGGGGGCCCGGTGGCGTTCTTGTTCCCGGGCTGCCCACCTCGTTTCCGAGCGCTCGCTTTTTTCTTTCCCGAGCGCTCGCTTTTTTCTCCGTCCCATTTATAGGTACACTTCCAGCGGCGGACGGTCCCCTCTGGAAGTTCCAGCTGTCTTGCGATGTCGACGAGTTTGAGGCCCTGCCGGTAGAGCGCCAGGGCTTCGTCCGCCTTCGCGTTCTTCGCCTTGGGCACGACCTCACCACCTTCGCTATTCGTCGTTTTGGTGGCCACGAAAAAGAGCAGGCCCTTTGCCTGCTCTTCATCATGCCACGCTATCATAATAGCACATTTATTTTTGCAATGTTCGCCGACTTTGTTCAAAAGTCCTCCAGCGCTCGCTCGTTTGCCTCCTGGATCCGTCTGGTGGCTATCTGGAAATACTGGTCAGACAGCTCCATCCCGATGAAGGATCTGCCGGAACGGACAGCGGCGACGCCGGTGCTGCCGGATCCCATGAAGGCGTCCAGAACGGTGCCGCCCGGGGGACAGATGGCCAGAAGACCGTCCAGCAGCTCCACGGGCTTCTCTGTCTGATGGAAGCGCTGCTTCGGGTTTACCATCGGGACATGATAGACGCCCGGCATGGCCTTGGTGCCTTTGGCAGCCTTCCAGTCTATAGGCAGGTCGCCATTGGAGCACCAGACCACATACTCGCAGTCGTTCCGGAAGCGCCCCGGCTGGTTTCTGCTGATGCCCTTGTCCCAGACGATAACGCCACGCCACACCCAGCCCGCCATCTGAACGGCGTCAGTCATCGCGGGAAGGTTCCGCCAGTCCACGAAGATCTCCAGGATCCCGCCCTGCCTCGTTTTCTGCCTCAGCTCGGTGCATACCCATCGCATGAAGGCGGTGAAGCTCCGCTGATCCATATTGTCACCAGAGAAGGGTGGTAGCTTTGCGGCGCCATTGTAGTCGTCGTCCGTGTACTTCGCTGTGGTGCTGGCCTTGCGGTCTCCTGCATGAGTTCCTCCGGAAGAATATGGTGGATCGCATAAGACCAGGTCGACGCTGCCGGGGGTCACTTCTTTCATCAGTGTGAGACAGTCACCATGTAAAAGCTGGATCATGATAGCACCTCCCCCAGATGAATGACTCCCTGCTTCCTGAAGTAGTAGGCCCTCCGGGGGCTGTAGTTGATCAGCTCTGCCACTTTCTCCATTGGCACGCGCCCGATATAAAACTCAGCGAGGACCGTCTTCTCGTTGTCATCCGGCAGCTGCTCGATGGCCTCGCCGATCTCGATGACCAGCATGGCCTTCTCCTGCATCAGCTCCTCGATCTGATGGTCCAGCTCGTCCACCTTGGCCATGATCTCCGAGATCTTATCCTTCGGGGACGTTTGCACCCTGTCGAGGTCGTACCGGATCCCGCCCGGCAGCAGGCAGCTCTTCAGCTCTTCACGCCGGAGCTGCTTCCGCTTGATGGCGTACTCTGTTTTCCGGATCCGCATCAGATAATCATAGGTCGCCTGCAGGTCCATGACCGTCACCTCCTCCCAGAAGATCGCCCAGAGAAACAACGATCTTGTCGGTGCCCAGGGCGAAGCCCAGCTCCCTGTTGGCGCCTCTGGAGTGCTCCCAGTCGGGAAGCTGCACCAGGACGTCAGCCTTGGCCAGCAGCGCCAGATCTATGTCCAGGAAGTCTTCATAGCTGGCGCCCTCGTGTAGCACCCCGATCATCTCGGCGGGATTGATGACTTTGTAGCCCTTTGTCACCAGCTGGCCCTTGGCCGCTCTGAAGATCTCCTGGTAATTGTCCACGCCCGTGATCGGGCCGCTTAGATATAAAATCATGCTTCTTTCCATGCCTTTTCTCCTTTCTCATTATTCGCCCGATCGCCAGGTCAGCGGTCGGATCTCTGTAGCCTTCCGCGTTCATCTTGACCGCCTCTCTTTCAGTGCTGCCAGAAGAGCCGCCTGGCTCGTGTCCTTATGCTGTAGGGCCTGCATGACCTCTTCGTCGACCGTGCCCTCAGCGATCAGGTGGTGGATAATAACCGGCTTTTCCTGCCCCTGCCGGTATAGTCTCGCGTTGGCCTGCTGATAGAGCTCCAGGCTCCAGGTCAGGCCGTACCAGACGATCACATGGCCGCCTTCCTGAAGGTTCAGGCCATAGCCGACGCTGGCAGGGTGAGCCAGAAGCACTTGGACCTTCCCGGCGTTCCAGTCCGCTATGTCCGCTGTACTGTTCAGGACCCTCGCCCCCTTGATGCTGCCCTGGATGGCCGCGAGGTCGTGCTTGTAGCTGTAGAAGACTAAAACCGGCCCGTCTGTGGTGTCGATGATCTCCTCCAGGGCTTCCAGCTTTGCGTTGTGGATCTGGACGACCTTGCCGTCGACGGCGTAGACGCTGCCATTTGCAATTTGCAGCAGCTTGGTCATGACGGCAGCCGCGTTCAGGGCCGCGATGTCATCGTCCTCGATCTGAAGAAGCTGCTCGGCCTCCATCGTTTTGTAGGCTGCCATCTCGGAGGGAGAGAGCTGCACGGGGATGACATTGTCGATCCGTTTCGGCAATTTCAAGTAGTCCGCCGCGCTCATACTGATGCAGATGTCGCTGATCTTGGCCTCGATCTCTTTCCTGGCCCCCGGCAGCGCGTCCCACTTATAAACGACGTAACCGTTCCGGGCTCCCGGCCTGAAATAGCGCTCGCGGTAGGCGCCCAGGGTGCTGCCCAGACGCTCGCCCCGGTCCAGTAGATACACCTCAGCCCAGAGATCCATCAAGCCGTTGGGGCTTGGCGTGCCGGTGAGACCGACGACCCTCTTGACGTAGGGCATGGCCTTCCGGAGTGCCCGGAAGCGCTTGGCCTGGGGGTTCTTGAAGCTGCTCAGCTCGTCGATGACGACCATGTCAAAAGGCCAGCCCTTGTGGATCTTCTGAAGGTGCTCGACCAGCCAGACCACATTGTCCCGGCCGATGACGTAGATGTCGGCCTCCGCCTCCAGGGCCTTCCGGCGTTGTGCCGCCGTTCCCAGGACCTTCGAGATCTTCAGGTCCTTCAGGTGGTCCCACTTTGCGTGCTCCCTGGTCCAGGTGTCCTCGGCCACGCGCTTCGGCGCTATGACCAGGACCCGGGAGACCTCGAAGCGGTCAAACATGAGATCCTGGATCGCTGTCATCGTGATGACGGTCTTGCCCAGGCCCATGTCCAGGAAGAGGCCGATCTTCGGAGTGCTGATCACCAGCTCCGTCGCTCGATTTTGATAGTCATGCGCCTCGTATTTCATCCCGCACCTCCTCAATGAAGGCCTCGGCCTCCGTCTTGCCTTTGATAGTTCTCACCCGGCAGCCCAGATCTGTCAGCCGGTTCTGCTGCCAGACCTGGAGGGGCGCCAGCTGCCCCCTGCTGGCCTTCAGCTCTATGAAGTAAATCAGCCCACCAGGCAGAACGGCGAGGCGATCGGGCACCCCATCGTTCCCAGGGCTGGTAAATTTGAAGGCCTGGCCGCCCATGCTCTCGATCTGGCGCCGAAGCCATTGCTCTATGTCTCGTTCTCTCATGTGGTCCTCCTGCTGTGACAACTTTGGAAAAAAGCCGCCGTCTTTTTGTGTATTCCCGTGTATATAGGCGCGTGTGGGCGTTTTTTCGCGTGTGTGTTGTAAAAGTAAATACATACATAGAAAATACTTGTCACACTTGTCACACTGTCCGTCTTTCCCTGTGGCGTTGCGCCTTTTTACTTGTGACAACTTCGGGACAACGTCAGAGACAACTCCGCTTGTCTCGCTGGCGCCCTGGTGTAGCTGCTGTGACAAGTCCGATGCCGGGAACTTGTCACCGTGACAACTTCCGGGAGTATGGCCTCTGCTGTCCGTAGCCCTCGATCCGGGTCCTTTTGCCGGTTCTTTCCCAGCCCTGGAGCCTTGCCATGATGGCCGCGATCTCGTAGCCGTCCTGCTTTTTCCAGGCGTTTCTTGGCCTTCCGAAGCACTCGCAGAAGATCTCCACGGCGCACACCTGCTTCCTTTGCATAGTGGCCGTAGTCTTCGGATCCAGGGCGTCCCTCTGCTGGAAATAGTCCACTCGTTTGCCGGTGTCCCAGCTGTACCAGTCATCCGGCAGCAGGGTCTCCAGATATTCGAGCACCTGGCCCTCACGGTCATCGTATTCGAGCGCCGCCTGCTGGGCCTTTGCTGCTTCCTTTTCCATCTCAGCGTCCAGGTAGGACGTCTCGCCCTCGGCGGTGTAGGCCATCGCCTCAGCCCAGATCTGGGCCCGGGTCTCCTCGGTGATCTCCCAGACGCTCAGGCGGCCGCCTCCTTCCACGGTCACGGGCCAGAAGCGCCGGTTGCCGGTGGTGTCTCGGAGGAAGCCCGTGGTGCTGTTGGTCGTGCCGCAGATGATCGCGGTCCTTGGGTGGCGTTCCACCACGCGGCCGTAGGCTGCCCGGTATTCGTCCACCTGGCGGCTGAGGAAGCCCTTCATCACGTCGATGTCGGCCTTCCTGGTGCCCTGCATCTCGCCGATCTCCATGATCCAGACGCCCTGGAGCTTCTCAGCGGCCGTTTTGTCCCTGGTGTCCGCCAGGCTGAGGCTGTCACTAAACCATTTCCCGCCCAGCTTCCGGAGCAGGGTGCTCTTGCCGATGCCGGGCTTGCCGTCCAGAACCAGCACGGTGTCGAACTTGCAGCCGGGTTCCAGGACGCGCTGGATCGCTCCGATCAGAGTCTTCCGCGTGACGGCCCGGGTGTACGCTGAGTCCTCCGCGCCCAGGTAGTCCACCAGCAGCGTGTCGACTCTTGGAACGCCGTCCCAGTCAGGCAGCCCTCGGATGTAGTCCTTCAGGGGGTTGAAGCGCCGCTGGTCAGTTACGATGGCCAGGGCCTTCGTGAACTTGTTCTCCGGGAACTGGACGCCGTACTGGTCGGCCACCCAGCCGTAAAGCTGGGCGTCGTCAGCATCGCGCCAGTATTTGTTCGGTCGCTTCCAGGGCAGCTTGCCCCGGACCTCAATGGCCCCGGACAGCTCATTGAAGCAGATGCCCTGGAGGGCGGGGTGGTGCTTCAGGATCAGCACGGCGTTGGTGATATTTGCCCGGACGCCGCCTTCTTCGGTCCTGTCCAGCTTGGCTTCCCAGTTTTCGTCGACTTCCTCGACCTCACTCTCAAAGTCGAGGACGGCCCGGGCCTTCGCGTCCTTGGCCAGCGTGATCCGGGTGCCCGGATCCTCAGAAGCGAAGGCGGCCATCGCCTTGTAGCTCGGGCGGTCTTTTCCAGTCTTTTCCTCTTTCCCGTCATCCAGGTCGTTGAACTTGTGGATCCGGACCAGGTCGAAGGCGTTGCAGAGCTGGCCGCCTGCCGGATCTGTGCTGTGGTTTGAATAGGCGAAGAGCTCGCCGTCGTAGACGACCAGGCCCGCCGCCGTGGAGCCCGCCGCGAAGGTGTAGCGGTCGGGCTTGGCCGTCTGAGTGTAAACGTCCGGCAGGAACTTGGCGATCGCCTCGGGGATCGTATAGGTCCGGCAGAAGGCGCCGACGATGCCCTTTTTCTCCAGCGGGTCTCCCTGTTTGTCGGCCTGGCGCTTCCGGATCCCGGTCATCCTGGACGACTCCGGCCAGAAGCTCGTGTCGGTCCAGTCCGGGTATTCAGCCAGGACAGCGTCAGCAGACAGGAAGGGCGCGTCGTAGTAGTTGAAGAACGGAGTCACGCCGGTGCTGTTGCTGGGCCAGTACATGAGCCGAGTCGGCTGGAAGGTGGAGTCGTCGAAGAGGTCGATCCCGACCTTCTCCGCGATTTTTCTGGCGATGGCTTCGTATTCGTCCGGAGTGACTTCCCGGTCCAGGGGCATGATCAGCCGGTAGCGCGGGGTTCCTTTGGAGTGCTTGTGCGTGGAGTAGACGGCCAGGGCGCTGTTGATCTCCAGATTGTTCATCAGAACGTCCCAGAAGTCAGCGGGCGGGAAGTCCAGGTCCAGGGTGAGGATCTGGCGGGCCAGGACGCTGCCGGTCTTTCTCCGGCCGCCCTCCAGATGCCCGCCGACGAAGCCGCCGATGTCCTTGATCCGGTCCTGCTGCTCCTTCGACATTTTCATGTACTCGGCGTGGGTCTCCGGCGTCTCCACGGACTTCGAGAGCTTAGACAGGAGAGAGGACCAGAGGATGGTCTTGTTCTTCCAGGCAGTCTCGAAGCGGCTCTTGCCGGTGGAGATCAGGAGCTCGCCGTTGTGTTTTATTCGGATGTTGTAGTCGGCCAGGTTCATCACTCTGGCGGTGTTGTCTCTATTTCCCATAGTCCGCGACCTCCGCGTTTTTCTTCAGCCTCTCGGCGTTCTTTTCAGCGCTGATGAACTGCTGCTGGTAGTCGCGGTAGAGGGAGAGAGCGCGGCGCTGCTGCTCCTTTGCGTCTTTCAGCTGAGCCTTCAGCTCTTTGAGCTGCTGGCGGTAGCCCTGGCCTTTGCCGTGCTTGCAGTAGGTGTTGACGTACTCCTGCATGGCGCTGACTTGCTGGGTGAGCTTGTCGATCTTAGGCTGCAGCTCCGTTGCCTTTGTGTGATATTCCACGGCCCTGTTGGCCAGGTCTTTCCGGCCGTCCAGGAGGCTCAGGGCCCGGCGACCGCAGTGCTGGACGACGGCGGCCCGCAGCTCGTCCCGGTGCTCGTAGTCCTCGTCGATGACTTTGAGCAGCTTCCGGAGCCGGGTCACGTTGGTCGGGAAGAACTTGTCCAGCACGACGGTCATGTGGCCCCTGCCTTCATGGTAGGTGATGTTTATGATATTCTGATCCATCGGTTCCTCCTTGCTGGTTTATGTGTGGATGTCCGGGGCCACGAGGGCCCCGGGATTGATGATCAAACGATAAGGAAAGCCGGGCGGACGCCGATCGAGGACGAGGCGCTCCAGTAGTCGGCACCGCCAGCGCGGTAGACGATGCAGAAGTACGCCGCCGACCCTTTGCGCTTGTTCTGGAGCCATCCCCACTCCCAGGCGTTGTCCCTGAAGGCGATCCGGTTCTTCCGGTCCTGCATGAGCGGCCACTGTTCGCAGCCGTCCGGCTCAAAATACTCAGCGTCCTCACTTCCGAAGATCTCCCCGAAGAAGGGAAGCCGCAGCAGGTCGCCATTGTCGAAGGGCTGCATCCGGTCGCGGTAGTCCGCGAAGATGGCCAGGATGTCGTTGCTCTGGAGCTTCTTCCGGAGGTCGCTGGCCTCATAGCCGCCCCGGTTGGTGCTCTCCTCATTCATCGGGAAGGGCTGGTCGAGATACTGGTCCAGCAGGAAGAGCGCGCCCTTCGGGGTGATGATCTGGCAGGTCGCGGTATATTTGCCGACCTGGATCTGGTCTCCGGTCAGGATCTCCTTGCTCCTGGTGGCGGTCTTTCTGATGACCTCGATCGTCTGCTTGCTCTCAAAAATTTCCATTTGTGTGTCCTCCTTAATCTTTCATGTAGAAGGGTGTCTCGTAGGTGTCGCCCTTCAGTGGCAGCCCCTCGGCCCAGTCAATCGGCTGGGCCATGATGGCGGTGATCTTGCCAGGGGCCTCGGTGTCTGTGCTTGGCACGTCGACGATCATCTCGTCGTGGACGTGCATCACGATCTTGTAGTCCAGGGCGCTGACTCTGGTCATGGCCACGGCCAGGCAGTCCCGGGCGGTGGCCTGGACGATGTTCTCGACCAGCTTCCCGCCATAGGTCTCGGTCTCTCCCCACTGCTTTGTCTCCTGGTTCACGCCCATGTAGACGATGGAGAGCCTGCCGGTGTAGTCGTCCTGCTTCAGCCTGGTGTCCCAGTAGCAGAGCTTCCGGCCGCTTGGCAGCTTGATGAAGAGGTTCCGGTTGATGTAGCTGAACTCGATGCCGCGAAGGATCCGGACGGTCCGGTGCTCTTGGATCGCCGTCTTGGCTGCCATCTCGCAGGTCCGCCAGAGCTTCACGACTCTGGGGTTGGCTTCGCGCCATTGATCGACGACGCTCTGGAGCTCGTCCTCTGGTATGCTGCCGCCCTTGTCCATGCGCTTCATGGCGCCGACGCCTCCCTGATAGCCGCAGGCCAGGACGGCGACCTTGCCCTTCTGGCGGAGGTGGCTGTTCGCGCCGTGCTTTTCCACGGGGACGTGGTACATCATGGCCGCCGTCTCGCAGTAGATGTCTTTCCCGGCGCGGAAGGCGTCCAGCACCCACTCTTCGCCAGCGATCCACGCCAGCACCCGGGCCTCAATGGCCGAGAAGTCGCTGACCACGAAGCGGCAGCCGTCTGAAGGGATGAAGGCCGTCCGGATTAGCTCAGAGAAGACGAAGGCCGTCTCGCCGAACAGGGTGCCCATGGTCTCGAAGTCTCCCCCAGCGGCCAGCTCTCTCGCCAGGGCCAGATCCGGCAGGGTGTTTTTGGCGAGGTTGTGCGTCTGTACCAGACGGCCCGCCCAGCGTCCGGAGCGGTTGGCTCCGTAGAACTGGAGGATCCCGCGCAGGCGATGATCCTGGCAGACGGCGGTCAGCATGGTGCTGTACTTTGCCACTGAGGTCTTGCCGAGTGCTGTCCGGATCTCCAGCATCCTCCGCACATTTTCCGGCAGCTCTGTCTGAAGTGCTGCCGCGATGGTATCCTTCGTGACGTTGGTCATCGGGACGCCCTGGGCTCCCAGCCATTTCTTCAGCTGGGCCAGGCTGTTCGGGTTCCTGAGCCCGGTGAGGGCTTGGGCTTCCTCTTGTAGCTCCTGGCGCCGCTGGGTGTCATACTCGACGATCTTCTCGACCATCGGGATGTCCAGCTTCACGCCGTTGTCGTTCATGTGTTGATCCAGGGACCAGAGCCGCTGCTCTGACTCTGGGGTCTTGTAAATAGCCAGCCGCCTGAGGATCTCCTGCTCGGTAACGACGTCCTGCCGGTTGTATTCGATGAAGAGCTTCCACTTTGCTGGGTCGTGGGCCGGGAGGTTGCGCGTCCTTTGCCCGTTTGTCCTGGTAGGCTTGCAGGGCTTTGAGAAGAACTGGATCAGGGCCTTGCCCTGGGGGTCCTTCAGCTTTTCCTCTGGTAGGCCCATAGCGATGCCGACGTCTGCCAGGTTGCCCGGCAGGCCCAGCGTGAGGGCTTTGATCATCGTGCAGCGCCATTCCTCCGGAGGCATGGACGCGCCGGTCCACTTGGCCAGACACGTCCGCTCGAAGTTCGCATTGAAGGCGGTCTTGATGATGCCCGGGTCGGTGAGAGCTTCGCGGAACTCGTAGATCTCCTCGTCGAAGTCCCGGTCGACCGCGAGCGTGTCAATGACATGGACCGCGTCCTCGTCGTCGAATTTATAACCGATTAGCAGGATGTCGAAGTCGGGCGCCTCCGTGTAGGCGTAGACGCCCGCTCCGGCCAGATCCACGGAGCTGTAGGTTTCTATATCCACACCCATGACTCTGTGCATCTGTTTTCTCCTCTTTTAGAAATCGTCGTCCTCGTCGTCCTCGAAGCCGTCGCCGAAGTCGGACTCAGCAGAGGCGCGGGCAGCGCCCAGGCGCTCGTCGTCTTTGAGCTTCTGGATGTTGTTCAGGCCGACGCCGACGCCCTTGTTGCCGTTGGTGTTGAAGGGGTAGAAGTTGATCGAAGCCCGGCCCCAGCTGCCGCTGTAGACCTCGTCGGGGTCGAGGATCTCGTTCAGATCCCGGTCCACGATGCCGGGCTTCTGGGTGCTGTTGGCATTCAGGAAGAACATACCCTCATACTCAGGGGCCTCGTCGGCGCGCTCGTCGTCGCCATCGCGCAGCGGGAGCTTCAGGTTCGCGGGTTTCTTGCCGCCCCACTTGGACGCGACGCCCTCCTGAATGGCCTCGTCAATGGCGGCGCGGATCTTCTTCAGGGTGGCCTTGTCCTCTTTGGGGATCAGCAGGCAGACGCTATACTTCGCGTCCTGGCCACTCTGGAAGGCGCGGCTCTTGAAGATGTTGACATAAGAAAAACGGACTTTTCCGGTGATGACTTTGGTGCTCATAGTGTTATCCTCCTTAAAATTGCGGGATCTCTTCCGGATCCTCGTTGTTGAAGTCGGCCTTTGCGGCCTCGGTCGTGTTGATTGCTTCGCGCTTGTCGCTCTCCGGCACCAGGACGGGCTTGCCTGCCGGTTTGATGATCAGGTCGCCCAGGGTGGTCGTGAGCTTCTTCTTGCCGACGATCTTCTCCATCGCCGTGATGCCGTAGAGCTTGCGCTCGTAGAGCATGGCCTCGTCGTAGCCAGCGGCCACCAGGGTCTCGGCGACCTTCAGATCGTCTGCATACTTCCGGTTGCTCCGGCCTTCGACCAGCTTCCAGCCGTCGAAGTGTTTCCCGGCGAGGGCCTGCTCCAGCGCGTAGTCCTGGATGTCGCTGGTCCACTTCTGGATCTCCTCGGCCCGTCTCAGGACCTCGCCGATCTCCTCGTCAGTGAGGAGCGGGGGCGCTTTGAACTCGTCCCGGGCCAGCTCCAGATTGTACTCGGCCCGCTTCCGGCACACGGCCTTGGCAGGGCAGAAGCGGCACCAGTCACCGGTGGCCAGGTAGTCGGTGCCCTCCAGCGCCATCGTGGCACGCGGAGCGACGTCCTCCTCAGCCCAGAGCAGCAGCTCCTTCAGGGGTTGCTCTTCGGTGCTCACATGGTCCAGCCGGGGCTGGATGATGGTGGTCCTGACGGTGTCGAAGTCGTAGAGATCGCCGAAGAGAGCGGACGCTCCCAGGCCGTAGAGCCTCAGCTGGGGGTTGTTCACGGCGTCGACCTTGATCCCTTTGCCGTACTTCAGGTCGATGACTTCGATAACATTGCCGCCGATAATGACGGCGTCCGAAGTGCCGAAACCTTCCGGCACCCAGTTGGTGAGGCTGAACTGCTGCTCGATCATGAGCTCCGCGTCGGCTCCAGCTGCCGCCAGATGTTCCTGGACGGTCTCAGCGTAGAAGTCGGTGGCCTCCTCCATCTCCCCGTTGTAGTATTCATTGGCCTGGATCTGGGCCAGCTCCTTGTCGTAGTCACCCACGTCGCCGAGGAACTTCCGGAGCTTCAGCTCGGCGAGTGCGTGGGCCAGGGTTCCTTCGTCCGCGTAGGCGCTCGACCCGGGGGCCGGGAGCTGGTCGGCCAGTGCGACGGATCCGGGGCAGTTGATCCACCTGAACGCACTCGACGCGGACAGCTTTGCGTGTTTACTTGGCATTGAGGGCCTCCTTTGCTCTGTCCATGAGGGCAGGAAGGTCAGCCAGCGCGACCTCGGTCAGCTTGTCCACGCCGAAGCCCTTGATCAGCTCGCTGGCGATGTTCTTGCCGACCTTCTTGTTCAGCTGGGCCAGGGTCTTCCGAACTTCCACCCGGAAGTCTTCGGTCACTTCGGGGGCCTGGGGCGTCCCGGGCGCGGGAGTATCTTCGCGCAGGTCGTCCTCAGCGGGCGCCTGGGCGGCCTCCTGGGCCTTTCCGGCCTTCTTCGTGTCCTTCTTAGGCCCGGCAGTCTTCGGCGCTTCCTGGGGTGTCTGGGCGGCCTCCTGGGCCATTTTGTTCGGGGACTGGATCCCCATGTAGGTCTGGAACTCTTCCAGATTGTCAAATGTGATCGTGATTTTCATTGAAAAAAGTCCTCCTTATGTGGTATGCTTGATGCGTGTCCAGGGCTCCGGAGCTTTCTCCGGGGCTCACTTATTTGCAGCCATAAGCATCGCCTCCTTCCTCGCCTTAACGGTCTTAGGGTCCAGGCGTACTATGTAGAGGCTGCTGGCGTCTCTGTAGACGTCGACGAGCGGGCCCAGGGGAGACTTTCGTCTGTATGCCTGGATCGCTCCCAGCCGTCTCTTGGCCTCTTCGGGGGTGTCATACTCGAAACACATGTTTTTCTTTGTGCCCTTGACGAACTCCTCGATCGCGGCGACCTCTTCGCTCTTCTGGCCGCCTCTGAAAGTGTGCTTTTCGGGTAGCTTCACGTCGTATTTGATTTTCATAGCATCCTCCTTAGGTTTTCGTAGGTGATGGTGTCGCCGTAGGTCATGCCGTCAGTGCCGGGGATGACTTCCTCCAGGCTGATCGGCTTGACCCGGCGCGCCTGTTTGCTGTATTCGTTGCCGATGGCGGACTGCATCGCCTTGAAGGCGATCGTCTCGAAGCTGTAGTAGTGGAGCTCGAGCTCTTGGTGCCAGCGCCGCACGGATCGCAGATAGCGGAAGATCACAACGTCGTACCAGTCGTCGACCGGCAGCTTCCGGATCCGGAGATATTTCAGGACGAGGTAGTGGTTCCGGACGGCGAACTCTTGCTCCTCGGCGCTCAGTGGCTCCTGCATCACGTCCCCCCCCCCTTCTATCCATGTTCCACCTCCAGTCTCCGCGTCATCGCCAGGACATTGCTGGCGTAGTTGCTCAGCTCGTCGCGCTCCAGGTAGGCCGTCATGTGTTCGCGGCCGCCATTGTAGTACATCAGGGCCGCGCCCAGGTCATCGTAGCGCTGGAGCAGCTCTGCCAGGTAGTCCGCCGCGACCATCATGTTCGGGGCGGCTTTCCACATGTCGGCTTCGGTGACGCCCAGGCGCTCCATGCGGTCCTGGTGCCAGTAGAGGGAGACCTGCATCAGACCTGTGCAGTCACCGTTTACGGCGTCCAGCTGGTAGCGGCTCTCGTAGTAGGCGATGGCCTCCAGAAGCTCAGGAGAGAGGCCGTAGGCCTCGCCAGCGGCCCTTGCAGCAGCTTCCACGTCGTCCGGGATGTCCGGGTCGTTGTAGGGCTCAGGCGCCGCCGTGAGTGTCTCTGCGGCCGTCACGACGGGGCGCGGGTCAGATGGTAATGAGGCGGTAGCCTGCTCGGGCTGCTGGACGCTGTTCATGTGTCCCATGCCTGCCAGGAGCCCGATCGTGATGCCGAGGGCCAGACTGAGCAGCTTGCCCGGCAGAGTGGACCGGCGCCGCTTCCTTCTTCTCTTTTCCATTGTCTTCCTCCATGTTCTTCCGGATTGCAGCGTAGGCGGCCAGCGCCAGCATCGTCAGATCCGGACTGTTGTTTTCTTGTGCCATGTTGTCCTCCTTGTAGAAAAATTTTCTACTTTTAGATTAAAAAAATTTGAGTGCGTTCCTCAGCCGATTTTATACGGAGCAGCTCGCTGAGCTTAACGATCTCGGACGGTTTGAACTCTGTCCGGTTCTCGATCTTCATGCTCAGCGCCTTGCCCGAGATCCCCAGCTGGTCGGCGATGTACGAAAGTTTCAGCCCACTGGCCTCGATTTTCTCCCGGAGCAGTTTCGTGTTGGTCATGGTGTACCTCCTTCCCTTAGTGTTAGATGATCTTTATCGTCTGCCGCTCAGTCCCCCCCCGTTCCCATACAAACCAGGAGTAGCTGGTCGCGTCGGTTCCCTTGCCGGTGAACTTCGGCCGCTTGTGCAGAGTGTAGAGCCCGCTGAGTGGATGGTCCTGCCACCAGCTGAAGCGCTTCTCGCTCTCCAGGAACGCTGTCCGGAGCAGGAAGATCAGCAGGCCACCAGGGGCCAGCAGCTCCAGCGCCTTGTCAACGAACTCCTGGGCCAGACTGTAGGGCGGGTTGCCGATGATGACGTCATAGCCCAGATCGGGCTCGTAGCTGAGGAAGTCGCCGAGGATGACCTCGTCCGCGATGTCTTCCAGGTGCTCCCATTCCTCCGGCCGGATCTCCACGGCGTCGATCCGGTTGGTGAAGCCTCGGGTCCTGAGCGCCCGGATGATGTTGCCGTTCCCAGCGGAAGGCTCCAGGATCCGGTCGCTCAGGCTGATGCCCTCGAAGGTGTCCAGGAAGCTGTAGACGCTCTCGATCGGGGTGGCATAGAAGTCATAGGCTTGCCGGGCGGCTCCGCGTCCCGTCGCGCTCATGCTGCACCTTCTTCTGGGAGCGCGGTGGAGCCGTCCACTCGGTTGCAGCCGTTCTCATAGTGCCAGCGGATGCCCGCTGCCAGCTCGTCCACGGTCATGTCTTCCCCGAGGTGTCCGCAGTAGTAGCCGTTCAGCATGACCGCGTTGGGATCCTGGCGCAGGATCTCGTGGACCTCCGGCAGGTCATCCTCCTCGAAGGTCTCATTCCTGTCGCAGGTCAGCCAGAACGCCTGAGCGTTCCAGCTTCGGCCAGTTTTCCAGATGACGACCCAGGCGATCCCCTCACGGATCTCTTCGGCCCAGTCTCTTGCGGTTTTTCTTAAAGTCGCCATGGTCTCCCTCCTCTCAGCAGTAGAACGGCCGGAGCTGACCGTTCCATACTTCATAATACCAGCGCGAGGTATTGAAGCGGATGTAGTGGTAGTCGGTGGCGCAGTAGACGGGGCGGCGGTCGATCTTCCGGCCGGTCTTCCGGAGCTGGTGGTGGCGGTTGACCTCATACTCGTCGATCTCGTGCAGGATGGTGATCTTGCTGGGGTCGAAGTCGAACTCGTCGCAGATCCAGCGGATCGCCTCGTCGTCGGTCATGTAGCGGCTGCACCTGCCGGTCTCAGCACCCTCGGCCAGCTTTTCGTAGTCGGCCTGGAGGACGTTGTCGGTGAACTCGTAGGGCTTCCATTCCTGCTCGCGGTCCAGAGCTTCCTGGGCCCGCTCCAGCTCCTTCTTCAGGCGCTCGATCTCGACGCTGAGGCGGGCCTCCTGGGCGCTGACCTCACGCTCGGCCTTCCAGCGGCGGCTGTTGACCTCTCGCTGGATCTGCTCGGCCAGGCCGTTCTTGTTCGCCTTGTAGGCTTTGCAGAAGGCGTCCTTGTCGCCATCAAACTCGCCATAGTATTCTTCGATGACCTGGTAGGTCACGGCGTCGGGATAAAAGTCGGTGCGCTTCTCAAATTCTTCGATCATCATGTTGGTGTCCTCCTCGTTTTTTCTGTGCCTCAGGTAGAATATTTTTCTACCTGCACATAGGATAACTCCGCGCAGAAAGAAAGTCAACTATTTTTTCCGAAAAAGTAGAAATTTCTTACTCGCTATGATATAATATTTTTCCCGAGGAGGTAGTGAACATGGAAAACTTAGGCCAGAAGATAAAGCAAAGAAGAGAAGAGCTCGGACTCAGCCAGGAAGAACTGGCGAAGATGCTGGGCTATAAGCATAAAAGCTCGATCAATAAGATCGAGCTCGGCGCGGCTGATGTACCCAGGGCGAAGGTCCCCGCCTTCGCGAAGGCCTTAGGCATGACGGCCGCCGAGTTCTCCGGCTGGGCGGAGGACCGGAAAGTGGCCAGCTTTTCGTATTGTCTGGAGCAGCAGATGAAGGTTCTGGGCTGGGTGGTGCTGTATGACGCGGAGGGGAACGTGATCCTCACCCATGACGGCGCTGAGTATGAGATCACCGAGGAAAGCATGAAGGGAGTGGAGAGCCAGATGGCGCTCTACCTCGACTTCCTGCTGAATGGTCTCGCGAAAAATTCCCGGAAGATTGGAGGGTGAGTGTATGCTGGGTGCGATATATGCAAGGTATTCACCAGGGCCAAACCAGACCGAGCAGTCCATCGAAGGCCAGGTGGCGGACTGCCGGGCCTATGCCGAGGAGCATGGGATCCAGATCGTTGAAATATACGCCGACCGGCACATCTCAGGGAAGAGCGTCGTCGGCCGGAATGAGTTCCTCCGGATGCTGCACGACGCGGAACAGCGGCGCTTCGAGTGTGTCATCGTCTGGAAGATCGACCGCTTCGGGCGGGACCGCCAGGACATAGCCCTCAGTAAAATGAAGCTGAAGCGGGCGGGCGTCCACCTTATGTATGCCCGGGAGTCCGTGCCGGACGGCCCGGAGGGGATCATCCTGGAGAGTGTTCTGGAGGGCCTGGCCGAGTATTACTCCGCAGACCTCCGCCAGAAGGTCATGAGAGGCATGAGGGAGACCGCGAAAAAGGGCCTGCATTGTGGGGCCCCACTGCCGATCGGCTACACGACCGACGAGGCCCGGCACATTGTCGTCGACGAGGAGAAGGCCGCCGTCGTTCGGGAGGCCTTCAGGATGCACAACGCGGGCGCCCAGATGAAGGATCTGATCGAGCTCTTCAGGAAGCGCGGGATCATGGGCCAGCGCGGGAAGCCGGTCAGCCAGGGCGTGATCTATCGGATGTTACGGAACGAGAAGTACCTGGGCCGCTTCGAGGTCCAGGGCGTCGAGATCCTCGTGGAGCCCATCATCGACCGGGCGACCTTCGAGGAGGCGGCCAAACACTTCGGGACGTCGCGCAATAATGCGGCAGGGAGGGCAAAAGTGGACTATTTGCTGAGCTGTAAATGTTTCTGTGGATATTGTGGTGCGATGCTGAACGGGGAGTCGGGCACCAGTAAAACGGGGCGGGTGTATCACTATTACAAGTGCGGAGCGAAGAAGCGCGGGGAGAAGTGCGAGCTGAAGCCCGTCGCCCGGGACCACCTGGAGGACCGCATCATCCAGGCCACGGTCGAGGACATGCTGACCGATGACATGATCGGGAAGCTGACCACGCGGATCCTGGCCATCCAGGAGCAGGAGGACGCCACGGATCCGGCTGAAGGTTATCGGAAGCAGCTGGACTCTGTTCAGAAGAAGATCCGGAACTTGGTCGACCTCATGGCCGAGACCGGGTCGAGGGCCTTGATCTCGAAACTGGACGCGCTGGAAGAGCAGCGGGACGAGCTGGAGACGGAGATCGCCCGGGCAGAAATAAAAAGGCCCCGACTCACCGAAGAGGTGATCGGGGCGTGGCTCCGTTCCTTCAGGGACGGAGACGTGAACGACGCCGCCTTCCGGCAGCGTCTCGTTGACACGTTCATCGCCCGGGTCGAGCTCAGGAACGGCCAGGCGATGATCTTCTACAATATACAAGAAAAAGGGCCGCACTCGAAAGTTCGAGTACGACCCGAATGGTGGAGCAGACGGGAGTTGAACCCGTGTCCAAAAACCAATTCCCTGTTCTTCTACTATCATAGTCCGTTCTTTGACATTCCCTCCATCCTGCGGAAACGAACATCCTCAGAACTTCAGTAGTT